TAGGAACAAAGACATCACTATCTTCTTTACTTTCTGCGATATGCCAGAGCAGTGATAATATTGGAGGAATAGACAGTGAACTCTCTCACATGCTTATCAGTTCAATATTAACGGATAAGCTTCATTCACAAGATGCTTCAGTCTCGAGTATCACATTTGGAAGAAGTGTGCTCGACATACTCGTTTGTCAGGATACTTCCTCATTGTTAAAGGGTATCATTCTTTCTGCGACTGACATCCTAAATGCTCAAGATTTAACTGAAATACATTTAATTATTTCAAGTTCGAGTATAGATATTGTTAGACAAAGAGATACTTCCGTCGTTAATGTAACATTCCATTTAAGCGGGGAGGACATCTTCAAGGGTGAAGATTTCGTATCTTCAAGCCTTCAGACAGTCCTATCTGCATTAGACTCTTTCAAAGTTAGTGACAATAGTTTATCTGGTGCATTTGCTGAGATATTAGCTTCCGCTTCTGATATCCTTGCTACCTCTGATTATAATGAGATTCATTTTGAGTTCTTACAGTCGGTGATAGATATAATTAAATCAGATGATGCTTCTTCTCCTGTTATCTCCTTCCAGCTGAATATTGTTGATATCCTTCAGGGCTTGGATACTCTCACAGCTAATCTTCAGGCTATTCTTAGTGCGATTTCAAAATTCAAAAGTAGTGGTGAGACGTCTTCTTACGAGGTTATGCTCGGGATACCTATCAAGATATTTAAAGCTCAGGAAAAAGTTTTAGTGTTCAGAGCAAAAAAAAAGCCATTTAGATTCCAAGTAAGATAGTTCTAAAATTAAATTAAGGTAGGAAATATGAGTGGTAAAATAGGAATAGGTGGTGTATTTGAAGTAGAATGCTATGACGCAGAGGGAAGACTCAAGTGGAAAGACAGTGCACACAATATGTGGGTTCAGGAAGGTAGGGATTACATACTGAACGTGATATTCAAAAATGGGACTCGTGACGACCCATTGTATGTAGGTCTATTCGAACAGGATACCCCAGCAGATAACTGGACAGCTGCGAATAATGGAACAACGTGGCATGAGAATACGAGTTATTCAGAGTCCTATCGCCAAGAATTCGTGGATGGTGCCATAAACGGTAGCACAACTCGACAGCTCGATAACGATGCGAGTAAAGCTACATTCAGCATAACTGCAAGTGCCACATTAAAGGGTGCTTTCCTCTCAAATGAAAGTTCAAAAGGAGCAACAACAGGCACATTACTGTGTGCAGCAGCGTTCCAAGAAGGGGATAGAAACGTAGCTAATGGTGATACCGTAAATGTTAAATATACAGTTGGTTGCCAGAACGCTTAAGCGAAATGGTATTAGTTCCCGATAGATGCTATAAACAACCGAATGAGAGAGAGTATCTCCAGATTGATTTCTCCTCTCGATTAGGGTCAGGTGAGATCATCTCAGCGATTAAGAAGTGCAAATGTTATAATTCAGATGGTAACGATGTAACAAGCGAAATAATAGAAGACCCAGTTTACGATGAGACTTCAGTAATGTTTTGGTTCAAAGATGGCACATCGGGGAATCGTTATATCCTAACCGTAAGAGTAGAGACAAGCACAGGCGCCATTTTAGAGGAAGATTTAATCTTGATAGTGGAGGAGATAGCACATGATTGACGTCAGAGAATTCCTATCTACTTATACAGAGGTGCATTCTTTTATAATGGGAATTTATGCGGGTCTCACAGAGTGGCGTGGTATAGATTCCCAAATATTGAGCAATCCAGATGTTCAGGCAGAGCCTCACTACTGCTATGGAGGCTACATATTAGGCACTCTACTTAGATGGGGAATAATTCTTATGATGGGCTATAAATTCTTTGGATAATTCTTCTAATAAGCTAAGGAGAGCAACATGCATTTTTCAATAATAGTTGCAACAAACAGAGGACCTGAAGTCCTTCAATATTTATTTCTCAATGCTCATAAAGAAAGCGAGCTAATCGTCGTGGATTCACATTATAACGAAGAGACAAAGCGATGGCTAAGCGAACAACAAGGCTATTCCCAAATAGTTTACGCGCCGTGCAAGCACTCACCTTATAATTGGCATAGAGACTTCTCTCAGTCCCTCAATACAGCATTGTGCCTTGCTGAACATGAATATATTATTCGTGCGGATGATTACATAGAATTCAAGGAGGACTTCTTTGATGTTGCAGAACGAGATGCTAAGACCTTCCCTAAGAAGACTCTTATAATAGGACAAAAAGCACAGGAGTATAATGGCGAAGAAAAGTTCATCGACTATATGTCTCAACGCGGAATAGGAGGTCAGTATAGATATGTCAACGTTGAGAATCCAGCTTTCACTTTCTCCTTTGGAGTTGCTCCACTCCAGTTGTTCCTTGATCTCAACGGTTACGACGAGCGATACGACATGGGCTATGCTTATGAAGATCGAGACTTCCTATACAGAGCATTAAAAACTGGATACGTTGCTATACTCGATAAGCTTCTCATGGGATGTGGACATACTCATAAGCCTTATAAACCTATCATCTCACTACCACAGATAATTTACAACGTAACATTTACGGAGATAGACTGTGGAAAGGTATGGGCGTATAATCCTTATAGACTTATAGACAGACGAGCAGAAATGCTGGAGGAAAAGGAACGATGGATAGTCAAATAAAAATGATTCAGATACAGACTACAAGCTATTGTCCCGGACGATGCATTATGTGTCCTTATAAAGATAGCTGGCTAAGAGATGCTCATGGTTATATGAGTGATGACGATTTCATCCACGTCTTAGAGGAGATTAAGTCCTATCTTGGTGATTATAGAGAGAAATTACCCCTCTACCTTATGAATGACCCTCTCACCGATAAGAAGCTAATCGAGCGCATTCATTTAGTTTATCAATACTTTCCTCGTTGCAAGCTTGAACTCTCTACTAATGGACTTCTGCTCACTGAGAAGCTCTCTCAAGCAATAGTTGAAACAGTCTCTCAATATGAGAGCAAAGATGAATTTGAATTCTGGATTTCCTTACATGGCGTAAACAAGCAAACTTGGGAATTCCTTAATGGTCTCTATGGCAAATACGAGAGGACAATTACCAATATTATAAACTTCCTAAGGATAAACAATGGGTGTCTCAAAGTATTCATAAATTCTGTTGGTGGTGCTTCACGAGACGGTTCAATGTTCTTCTATTCCAAAGAGCGATGGGAACGATTCGTGCAAGGTCTTCTTAACATCAATAAAGTCCCGATGCAGAACGTTTATCTACGCTATTTCACATTTCACAACCGAGCTGGAAATGTAAGATTAGGGCACTGGGATGGCAGAGAATTTTATCGTGAGATAGGTCCCGAGTATCCTTTTAATTGCTGGAGATTCACAAGTGCAATTCATATTCTCTATGAGCTTTCCATCCCGCTCTGTTGTATGGATTACAATAAGGAAGTAGTTCTTGGAAGCCTCAAAGAGCAGTCATTAAAAGAAATATGGGAAGGTGAAACTCGTAAGAGGATAGTAGAGATGGCAAGTGGTAAGAGACCGTCTCCTAAAGACTTTATATGCAAACGGTGCATGTCGCCGGGTGGGTGAGCATCATGGATAACATAACCGCAATTGTTAAAGGCTTCATGCGTCCTGAAAAATTCGAGAAATGTTTAAGATGCATAATAGCCGCTGGTGTAAAGAAAATCATAGCTTCGTTTGATGGACCCGAAGAGTATCTTGAGGCTCATAGGAATATAGTAGGTAAACTTCAAAGAGACGTTAGCATTCGTTTCTTGGAGCTTCCTTTTAATGCTGGACTCTCGGCTGCAAGGAACAGAATGATTGAAAAAGTAAACACCGATTACATTCTTATGGTTGATGATGATAATTATATTCCTCCATTCACTCTTGCGATGATGAAAGCATTTCAATACATTCCTAAAGAGATTGGCGGGATAGCAATGGGATGGTTGCCAATAAATTCACCATTTCCCCAGATGGATGCGTTTGATATCGAGATACTGAACGGTTATTTCTTTAGACGTCTTTCTAACAAGAAATACGTCTTAGCCATAGACGGGATGACGTTCATGTATCCTTTCGATTTTGTGCCTAACCAGATAATATTCAAGAAGGCTCTCTTTGATGACGTCCAGTATGATGAGCACTATGTCATAAACAGAGAACACGAGGACTTCTTCCTTACCTGCAAACTAAAAACTGACTGGAGGTTTGCAGTGTGCACCTCAATTTATTCTATTCATGACCCTGGGAAAGACTCTGAATATTCAAAGTTTAGATTTGGTAAGGAGCATGATGAAGCTGCTGAATACTTCCTAAAGAAGTGGAACTTAAAAGGCATAGCGCCACAAAGATACGGTCCCGATTACGTTTCGTTCTTATTCGATAGCGCTTGGCAGTTCGGCAGAATGCAAGAAAAGAACATGTATTTAGAATGGAAATTGAATCACAAGATGTTAGGAGAGCATGACGTATGGCACGGCGTTTAAAATTAGAGAAGGACAACTTTTATATTCTCTTAGATGCATGTCGTTACGACGTGTTTGCTTCGGTCATTTACGATTATCTTGATGGCAAGTTAGAAGAGCGAGATAGTGGAGCTTGCAACACATCTCAGTTTTATCAGAATTCCAATATCAGAGACTTTAGAGTCGCGTCCTTTAATCCAACTGGAAAGTTCCTGCATCATCCCGATTTTGTGATGCTTCCCTCATTATACTGCGAGGATAACCTTGATGACCTCATTGCGCATAAGTTCGCATGTGAAGTCCTCCACCTTATACCGCCTCACATGCCTCCGCAAGACCCAAAATATTGGAAACTTTGGTTTGATACTGTGCAAGAGTATGCAGAACAAGGAAACAAAGATAAACCCATCTGTTTAGGTCGTTGTGGTGTAGAAGCTTATTTCTTTTCACACTTAGGCAGAGAAAGGGCACTTAAGATTTACGAAGAGAACCTCCGTTTTGCATTAAGAGCCATTGCTGAGCGATTAGATAAACTCCCACGTCCTCTGATATTGATAGCGGATCATGGTGAGCTGTTTGGAGAATATGGATGTTGGGGACACACTGAAGAATGCATAGAGGGACGACACATTTTAAGAAGAGTCCCACATTTCACAGTTAAATGAATGAAGGAGTGCTTCGCAGTTGGATTAAGTCCTTCACATGGCGAATATTAGGGATACTATTATTGGTATGCTTCTCTTATCTCTTTACTCATGACGTCAAGGCAGCAGGCTTAATAACATTGGTCTTTCATGGTGTTCGAGTTCCTCTCTATTTCATTCACGAACAACTATGGGAACGAGTGCGTCATATTAGCGTGTTCTATTTCTTTCTTGCCTTAGTTCTCTTAGTTATTTCTTTTCTATTTGTTTGGACGATAGGAACATGAAACGTCTTGAAGAGAAAAGCATATACGTAATACGTGAGGCTTATAGCAAATTTAATAATATAGCTGCGTTGTGGAGCACAGGTAAGGACAGCACTGTGTTGCTATGGTTATGTCGTAAAGCTTTCTTTGATGAAATACCATTCCCAGTGATACACATAGACACGGGCTTCAAGTTTGAAGAGACATATTCCTTTAGGGATAAGATAGTGAAAGAGTGGGGATTAAACTTAATAATAGCTAAGAATGAAGAAGCACTCAAGAATGGAATGAATCCAGAGCATGGAAGATTCCAGTGTTGTAACGCTCTAAAGACTGAAGCATTAAAGCAGTGCATACGAGAGCATAAATTCGATGCTATTCTTTTGGGCATACGACGTGATGAACATGGAGTGAGGAATAAGGAGCGATTCTTTTCACCAAGAGATGAGAACTTCGAGTGGAACATTTGGGAGCAACCTCTTGAAGCTTGGGACATTTATACAATAGATGAAGAAGCAGACCATTATCGGGTTCATCCATTATTGCACTGGACGGAGATTGACGTGTGGAAATACATTAAAGAGGAAGGGCTACCTGTAAATCCATTATACTTCTCAAGGAATCATAGACGCTATCGTTCTTTAGGTTGTAAGCCTTGCACATCTCCTATTGAGTCGGATGCTAAGAACATTGATGAGATAATCAAGGAAATAGAGGAAAGCGATATACGAGAACGATATGGTAGAGTTCAAGATAAAGAGAATTTGATGGAACGTCTGCGAGTGCTCGGTTATATGTAAAAATGTTAGATAAAGAAGAAATAAAAAGACTAACAAAGAAAAGTATGGAGAGTGCTTACCTTCCTGTTCCTTCACATGGAGGGTTAAAGACAGCTCGTTTTAGATTGGAGGACGTTCAGAGGTGCTTTAGACAGCCTGCTCTTCTTCGAGACTTCATATATTTAGTCGGAGGAGTAGCAGTGCATGGCAGAGGGAATGACGTGGATTTGGTGATACGAGGAGAGGACTTGTCAGAGCCTCAAAAAGAAGCATTGTTATTCCGATTATATCGAGCCTTTGCAGACTACTTTAAGATTCCCTATGATGAGACACCAAAGTATTTACACATAACGTTTAATAATTACGGACCCTATACTAATCACATGCTATTATACCACTTAGCGATAGTTCCTAATGAGGACAAACAAATCCATGAAATGGAACTCTTAAAGTCAGCGACGAATGGCGAATGGATAGTTTACGGTTACGGTTCTATTGACGCAGTTGACCTCGAGGGTGATGAGATTACGATTGATGCTCTTAAAGGTATGTGGGAAGAGATGCAAAAGACTCCCAAGAAATACTGGAACGTCATGAACGAACATGGTGGTGTTCAAGTTGGTGAGATACTCCCTAAGTGGAATGGACTAAAGACTCACGTGGATGATAAAGGCTTCTTTGTAATAGTTAAACTCAGAAAAGACATAGAGGCAGCTCGAAGGGTGTGGGAAGCAATTCATTCAGATGATGAAGATGAGCGTATCAAGAGCTTCTCAATTCACATAGAATATCCAGGTGGAGTAGAGGAATGCACAGAGAAGGTATGCGATAAGAATAGGTGCTGGCGTAAGATAACCAAAGCAAGATTCCTTGAGTTGAGCTTCACGAGGAATCCAGCTAATCCGCTATGCATATTTAAACCCGCTCACTAATTCTATGATAAGCCTTTAGGAAGAAGGATGGACGAGATGCGAGAGCTTTACATTGGTGATAAACCTTACGATAATTATTTAAGAGCTCTGGGTGATTCCCAGAGCGTGAGTATTCTTGCAAGAGGCAAAAACGTCAAGAAGGCGATAGATGTAGCATTAATGGCACAGCGACTAAGTCAGTTTACCATAAATGCTGTTTCGATATACGATGAGAAAATGACAAGTGATGATGGTGAGCGTGAATATTATGTCAGTGCGATAAGAATAGACTTGGTTCGATAATTATACATTCAAATGAGAGGAAAGAGAGATATGGCAACACAAGAGGAAGAGTTTGAGGAATTCTTTAAAGAGTTAGAGGAAGATGCAACAGAGAACACTGAAGAGCAGAAGTCGGAAGATGAAGAGAAGGCTCTCACTAAAGCAGATGTCATTAAGATAGTAAGGGATGAGCTGAAGACTTTCTGGCAGGGTGTTCTTTCAGGTAAGTATCCGTTACCAAAGGCAGCGAGATATCCGTATGCTAAGTATCCCTATGCTGTGTATCCCTATGCAAAGTATCCTGCTCCGGGTGCACAGAAGAATATAGAGATGGATGAAGTTCCCGTAATGCCACTCTTTGTCATGCCACAGATGGTAGATACAACTTCTGCACCTTCTCAGACTGATAGCACAAAGTCCAGTGAGAAAGACAAAGTGATTGAGGAACAGAAGTCCCAAATAGAAGAGCTGAGAAAAACCATTGAGGACCTCCAAAAGAAGCTGGAAGATTTGAGTGCACAACCCGCTCCAGTGGAAAATGAGACAGTCTCAAGCGATTCCCCAAGTAATTACGTCTCGGACGTTGTGGTAGAGGGTGGCACAATATCTCGACCTTAGAAATACCTCTACGACATAACCTAAATTTTCCACTATTTGCACATATTTGAGACTGAGCAAAATTTTATCGTTGAGCATGATAAATTATACCTACCCGATACAAAATTCTCTCTAAACTCAAATATGTGCATGTAGTAAGATTTCTATGTTAAAACCTTGATAATGAGGTAGAAATATGACGGAAGTTGAAGATGTGGTTGCTGGTGCACCAGTCATTGTTACCTTCTTGGCTGGTGCAGACATAGAAGCTGGGCAGGTGGTAGGCTACGATGTGAGTGCTTCCCCTGCTGACATGACTGTCTCTCCCACATATCAGGACGGTTATGACACAGTTCCTGTCGGGGTAGCAGTAGATTCAGTAGAGCAGGATGACCCAGTGCCAGTCGCAATTCCTCCCTCGATAGTGAGGGTGAGATCGGTAAGTGCAGTTAATGCTGGTCAGCTGGTGCAGCTTAATGAAAGTAATGCAGGTCAAGTTGAGCCATACAACTCCAGTGATAATACTTGGGCAGTCGGTCAGGCTCTCGAGGACATAGGTGCAGGTTCGACTGGTAGAGTGAGGTTACTCCTCACGAAATAAATACCTCTATTTTAAATTAAATAGGTAAGGAGAAATGGGTGATTTTGCAAATCTGTTAAGGGTTGTTAAAGCTGGCGATAATGCGAACGAGAAGTCTTACTGGATGAAGAGACTCAGCAAGGGCACACACGAGTTAATGCAAGCTTACAACATAAGTGCCGAACACCTCGTTCGGGAAGAATTGTATAAGGAGATACTCAGAGGCGCAGAGGAAGTCCTCTGTATGCGAGATGTTCTTCCGATTTACAGAATGAAGAAGAATGAACTGAGGTTTGTCCTCACGGACGCTCCCACAGGCATGCTTCCTCTCGTAGCACCAGGTTCGTCTCTGCCTGAGGGTCCCGATGTCCACTTCAAGAGCGATGTGACGTTTGTAGCACAGAAATATGGTGAGAAAGTAGGTATACCAGAGGAACTCATTGAGGAGGAAGAATTCGATATCATAGAGCTGTTAGTTCACAATGAAGGTCGTCGAGCAGAGAACAGGCTGAACGACGTAGCTATGAAGGCGCTATTAGACGCAAAGAGCACTGTTGAAAGCACAGATAACGTTTGCATCATAGACAGAATAGTAGAGATGATAAAGACAATGCGAGGTAACAAGTTTGAGCCAGACACCATCATAATGACACCAGAAGCTGAAGCTGAGATACTCAAGTATATGGTGGGTGAATCAAAAGCGGCTAATACGACTGGTGCAACAGGTTATCAAAAGACTGGTGTCCCAGAGGTTTTCAGGACTAAGGACATAGGCAGACCAATAGTCGGTCTGAAACCATACGTATTATCGAAGAGTGTGACTGGCGATTCCCTAACTTGGGGTGGAACCGATA